GACACTGTACGGAACACAGCGAAGAACTTTGCTTCGACCGTCTCTCTTTCTGCTGACGCGGCACACAAAGTCATCATTATTGACGAAGCTGACAACACAACCCACGACGTACAACTCCTCCTACGGGCGAATATTGAGGCATTTTATAACAACTGCCGATTCATCTTCACCTGCAACTACAAAAACAAAATCATCGAGCCCCTCCACAGCCGATGCGCCTGCGTTGAATTCTCAATCACAGGAAAACAAAAACCTCAACTCGCAGCTCAATTCTTCAAACGACTCCAGACAATCCTGGTTCACGAGACTATTGAGTTCGATCCGAAGGTCCTGGTCGAACTGATCAACAAACACTTCCCTGACTATCGTCGTGTATTGAATGAGTGTCAACGATACTCTGTTGGTGGTAAAATCGATAGTGCAATTCTTGCTGAGTTCTCTGACGTAAAAGTAAATGACCTCATTAAATACCTTAAGGAGAAAGATTTCCCAGAAGTACGACGTTGGGTCGTTAATAATCTGGACAATGATCCTAGTGTACTTCTTCGGCGTGTTTACGATGCTCTTAACGGCACCCTTGAAGGCCCTTCTATTGCTGCCGCCGTTCTTATTATTGCTAAGTATCAGTATCAAATCGCTTTCGTGGCGGACCAGGAAATAAACCTACTCGCGGCGATGACTGAAATTATGGTGGAGTGTAACTTTAAATGAAAACCCCTAGACAAAAGAAATCCAGAACGTACTACTACTTCTGGTCATTCATGGCACTTACAGTATTCTTTGGACAACTATATGTTGGATATGGATACCGTCTTATGCATGGAAGTATGCTAGATTTACTTGATAAAGTTGATGGAGTTCTGCTCCATGTTGAAGAACCAAAAAGAAATCTCCTTTGATTATGATTGACTCAAGACTGTTCCGTATTGTTACGGGTGAAGAAGTGGTTGCAGAACTACTTTCTGAAGATGACACCACCGTGACTATTCAAAATGCCCTTGTGGTTTTTCCAACTCCTCAAGGTGTTAATTTTGGACCCTGGGTTACGGTAATCTCAAAAGAGAAACCTGAAGTTGTCTTAGAAAAAAAGAATATTATCTACATGGTTGATGTTGACGTAGATGTCCAGAAGAAATATAATCAACTATTCGGAAGTAAACTAGAACTTCCTGATGAAAAGAAACTGATTCTCTGATATGCAGTTAAGTGAAAGTGATGCAGTGTATGCTGCAGATAAATTCATCAATTACTTTTCCAATATGGATCGTATTGATGAGTATCTTCGTAATGTGAAGATTGAGAGAGTTCTCAATCGCAGTCCCCTTTCTCAGTTCTATGAGGAAGAGGATACCCATGGGATGTTCACTGCATTTGACATGCATCCCGAAGAGATGGATATCGTTTGTTATGAGGCCAAAGATCTTAAGAAAGTTTCAGGTCGGGTTTCTGGTATTCGCTCTGTCAAAGAGTTCAATGAAAAACTTCAGATTACCACGTCTCACGCGATTGAGGATTCTGTTCCTGGAAAGTCTCTCAAGTGGATGGTTGTGGAGAAAAATACGAATACGATTCTTGGTTTCTGTCGTTTTGGTTCCCCTACAATTAACTCTCGACCTCGCAATCTATGGCTTGGTACGACTCCTGATCTCAACATCTTCAATAGACATGCGATCATGGGTTTCATTATCGTACCTACGCAGCCTTTTGGCTATAATTACCTGGGTGGTAAGTTGCTTGCGATGTTGTGTTGTACACATGAGGTCAGGGAGATTTTGAACTCGAAGTATGATGCAAATATCTGTCACTTTGAAACCACATCACTCTACGGTTCTACAAAGAGTGCATCCCAGTACGATGGTTTGAAACCCATCATGCGTTACAAGGGTTTGACTGATAGTAACTTTACTCCTCTCCTTCATGATCACATCTTCAAGGATCTGAATCAGTGGTTTATTGAACGCAATGATGGTAAGTCTCTTGTCAAACTCGATGCGTCTAGTCGCAAATTGAAGACACAACAGAAGATGATTGCAACAATCAAAAAGTGTCTTCCCTCAGACAAAGTACAGGAGTTTGTTGATGCAATCGCTGGTGCTACCTCACTGACTGAGAAGAAACGTACATACTTCTCTGACTATGGTTTTGCAAACACCCGTGAAGTTCTCCTTGGTGAAGATACTGAACTGGTTGAGAATCCTCAGAACTATGAAAAGTTCTACATGGAGAACGTTGTTGCAAAGTGGAAAAAGATGGCCTCAAAACGATACAACAAACTCAAGACCGAAGGTAATCTTCGTACAGAACTTGAGGTATGGACCAAAGATATGGACATCGATATTATTCGATGAAATTTTGGGATATATGGAAGTATGCATTAGGAAGTTTCAGTGACGACAAGACAGCTCCTTATGACAATTACGTTGCTGGCATACGCACCGTTATTTTTGTGTCTTACATGGTTACCAACATTTTTATTATTAGTGGAGTGATTAGACATTGGAACTCAAAGACTGGCTCAACTCAATCAATCTCAACAAGAGGAATCTCATCGAAGAAGATCCAGACTGTAGAAAAGAATATCCACCATTCATCGTCAACAAATGTCTTGCAGGACACGTCGATACGGTCTTGTATGCCAATGAGATGAACATGTCACATCATATCGATAAAGACATGCAATACGAATTCTTTCTAAATAGTGTGAGGAAACGGAAGAGATTCTCTCCCTGGCTCCGAAAGGATAAAGTCAAGGACCTTGATGTAGTTAAATCTTACTATGGTTATAGTAATGAAAAAGCGCAACAAGCCCTCCGCATTTTATCACCTGAACAAATTGAATTTATTAAGTCTAAACTTGAGACTGGAGGAAAGAAATGAGTGTTGCGGAACCCGAAGTCCGTTGGACACCTGATCAAATGGTAGAGGTGACTCTACGTGAACCTGACGACTTTCTCAAGGTGCGTGAAACCTTGACCCGTATCGGAGTTGCATCTCGCAAAGAGAAGAAACTCTATCAATCATGCCATATCCTGCACAAACAGGGTAAGTATTTTATCGTTCACTTCAAAGAGTTGTTTGCTCTTGACGGTAAGAAGGCCAATCTGACGGTGAATGATGTTCAACGTCGTAATCGAATCACTAATCTTCTTTGTGATTGGGGCCTGATTGATGTTGTTGACGAGACCCGTGTTGCAGAGGTTGCTCCTCTGAATCAAATCAAAGTTCTTGCTTACAAAGAAAAACATGAGTGGGCTTTGGAAACAAAGTACAACATCGGTAAGAAAAAGAAAGCAGAGGAAACCGAATAAATAAGTGCGAGTCTTTCGTGCAGACTCTACGATTGTCGGAAACCCCCATAAGGAGGTACGGTTCTTACCGTATCTCCTTTTTTCGTTTTATGGTTAAATAGTATTGGATGCCTTCGGGGTCCACACAATACAAACTCGCTTTCAAAGGAGCTAAAACCATGACCGGCCTTCAAAGGTGGCGTGCTGCAGACCTGCCTGCGCTCGTAGATCGTATAAATAAGTACAGTATCGGACTTGATGATTATTTTGATCGTCTCGCGGAGCTGAACGGGACTCAAAACAGTTATCCTCCATACAATCTAGTTCAGGTAAGCAACGTCGAATATCGACTTGAACTAGCACTAGCAGGATTCAAAAAAGAAGATGTCAAAGTTTACACAGAGCACGGAAGGCTCTTTGTCGATGGGAAGAAAGACGGTGACGAACATCCCCCAGAATACCTCCATCGAGGACTGGCTCAACGATCTTTCTCCAGAGCTTGGAATTTATCAGATCAGACGGAAATTAGATCAGTTACATTTGAGGATGGGTTACTTTCAGTAACTCTTGGTAAGGTTGTTCCTGATCACCACCACCGTAAAGATTACCTCTAAATAATTTCGCCTGCGTGCCATGCAAATGGGGCTTGCCCTTTCGGGTGGCCCCTTTTATAATTTTGAAAAACTATGTCTGTATCACTCCTTGTTTTAAAATCTGGCGAAGAAATTATCGCCGATGCTAAAGAACTAGTTTTGGAAGAGAAGGTTGTTGGATTTGAATTGACACAACCACAAGTTCTTTCTCTTTCTAGAGCCTCAACTCTTTCAGAAGAGGCTGATAAAGTTAGTGTGAATTTTTCTAAATGGCAGATCTATTCTGAAGATACTGTCTATAGAATTCCTGCTGACTGGGTAGTCACTCTCTGCACTCCCCTTGAAACATTGAAACAATCTTACGAGGCCAAAGTAAATGAACGTCCAGTGTCTACTCTTTCAGAATGACCTTGTGGTCATTGCTGAAGTTATTGAAGTGATGTCTGAGATCGGTGATCCCGATTGCAAACTTGTGAAACCCTTCAGGATCCTGGGTCGTCATGAAGCCCCAGATATGTCACCTGAAGAAAGAATTCAACCATGGTTGGACTTTACGGAACAGTCTGATATAATGGTGAGGTCATCGGACATTCTCACGTTCGTTGAACCAGCGCCTCAGTTGCTGGCCCATTACAGGACACTTATTGATTGATGAGATTTTATACAAACGTTCAGATGGTCGGGGACCAAATTCTTGTTCGGGGATATGAAAACGGTAGACGTTTCATGAACCGCGAGTCTTTCAACCCGACTCTTTTTGTGCCTGCAAAAGGTAAGAGTAAATTCAAAACTCTTGAAGGTGAGTATGTAAGTCCTGTACAACCTGGTTCTATTCGAGAGACACGCGACTTCATCAAGAAGTATGATGGTGTCGATGGATTCAAGATTTTTGGATTTGAACGTTTCATTTATCAATATATCGCCGATAATTATCAGGAAGATAATATTGATTTTGATATGTCAAAGATCAATCTGATCACCATTGATATTGAGACCAAGGCTGAGTATGGATTCCCAGATGTGGAGTCTGCTGCTGAGGAGATACTCCTGATTACCATTCAGGACTTCAATACGAAACAGATTATCACCTGGGGTGTTGGTCCGTTTGTGAACAATCAGGAGAACGTTGACTATCGTCAGTTCTCTGATGAGAAGGCCATGTTGAATGGATTCATTCACTGGTGGATCGAGAACACCCCTGACGTGGTGACAGGGTGGA